GATGACGCCAACGACGGTCGTCCCCTCGCGGTAGACCCGCGTCCCGGGCGTCAGGCTCGCGCGCGTCTTCCCGCTCCTGACCGAGAGGCCCATGCCCTTGGAGCCGACCTTCCCCCAGAAGGCATCGCGCGACTCGGGGCCCGTGAGTTCCAGCGTCAGGAGCCTGCGCACGAACAGCGTGGCCTCGCGCATGGACGCTTCGCCCTGACTGCGGACCTCGGCCACCGCCCGGTTCAGGTTCGCGAGCACCTTCTCAGCCCCGGAGACCGCGACGCCGATCACGTCACCACCTCCGGCAGAACGGCGTGATCGCCGAAATCAGGTCCGCCGGCATCGAGGCCGCACCGAAGCTAGCCGAGGCGCCCCCAGCGTTCAGGCTGTCCACCCGGCCGCGGATGTTGAGCGCGTCCATGAAGTAGATCTCTGCCGCCCGGAACGCGATCGCTTCCAGCGAGTACCATGCGTCGTTCCCGAGATCGGTCGCGGTCGGCGGCGTGTAGCCGGCCCGCACCTCCGCCTGGATCTCCAGCCGCCCGGAGGTGAAGATGTCGTGCGTCAGGATGATCCGGCCGGTCGCGTAGTCGAACCGCGCGCCGGTCGTATCGAGCGCCGTCCGGTTCCCGTCCAGGTCGAGCGAGTAGAGCCCGAAGACGGTGACGAGCGGATGCTCAGGGAGCCAGATCTCCGACTGCCCGCGCACGTAGGGCGAGTAGGCTTCGAGGTTCCGCGAGACGTCGATCGAGAGCGGCTGCGAGCCGAATGTCAGGCTCCCGCTGTTGATCGCCGCCGTCACGTTCCGCGTCAGTTCAAGATGCCCGCTGTCGGTGATGCTCAGCACCTGCGAGCCCGGCTCGATTCCGACCCCGACGACGTCGTCCCCCACCCGCGCGAGCGCCGTCGCCATGGTCACCGTGGCATCGGCGTTCGAGGCGGACCCCGAGATCGTCACCGCGGTCCGGTAGTTCCGCGCCCGGAGTCGCCGGCGCGTCGTCCGCTCCATCCAGTGGGTAGCCGCATTCACCGCATCGAGCAGCCGCTGCTCGATGTCGTCCTCGGCGCCCTCCAGGCGCTTCATGCGCGCCATGAGTTGGGCCGTATCGATGAATGCGTGCGGGGTCTGGAAGAGCATTCGCTACCGAGCGCCCCCGGCCGCAGCGGGCTTCTCGTCCACGACGCGCTCGAACTTCCCGGCCGTGTTCTCGTCGCAGAGGTACTTCGCCTGCTCTTCCTTCACCTCGATCACTTCCCCGGGCTCCACGAACAGCTTCCCGTCCGCGTAGATCCCGTGGCTGACGTTCCGCACCTTCGCCATGACTCGCCCTCCGATTCCTGTGGGAACCGCTTCGGGCGAGTCCGGCGCCCATGCCGCGCCGAACCCGCCCTCTGCGATCTACTGGCCTAGAGGCCGACTCCGGCGATCACGAACGGCTTCGCGGCTGACGGCACGAGCAGCGACTTGAAAGCCACGCGCTGCTTCGAGCGGATGCCCACCTGGTCGTAGGAGAACCGCTCGCTGCGGTCCACATCGACCTCGATGCCGAGCCGGTTGCCACCGATCCACGGGCGCGTGTTGACGAGCAGGATCCCCGTCTTCGTGGTCACCGCGCCGTCGATGATCCCGTTCGCGTTCATGTTGCCCGGGTAGACGCCGGCGATGACGAGCGGGTAGCCCATGAGGACGCCGACCGTGCCGGTGAAGAGCGTCGCCGCCTCACCCGCGTGCTCCCTCGTCAGGTAGACGAGGTTGCCGTTGCCATCCTTCAGCACGAGCGCCTTCGCCAGGCCCACGTACCCGGTCACGTACTTGCAGTCACGCGGGTTCGCGTACTTGCCCATCGCCTGGATCATGGCCGCGAGCTTCTCGGGGGTGAGGCCGGCCGACAGGTCGACCTGCCCGCCCACCTGCTGCGCCGCCCAGCGGAGCCCGTCGAAGTTGCCGGCCGGATCCGTCGAGGCCGGGACTGCGCCGGTGTCGATCGTGGACGTCAGCTGCCCGTTCAGGACCGCCTGGTCCAACCCCACCGCCTGCGCGTAGTTCTGCTCCTCGTCGTAGGTCGGGAGCAGCGGGATGATGCTGTCCTGCTCCTCTTCGGGCGAGAAGTAGGAGATCGTGGCGAGCTTCTTCGCCGTGATCGTCCGGTTCGCCGTGGTGAAGTCGCTCGCCGTGAAGATCGTGTTCGAGGCGAGCGTGTTGTTGTTGGCCTCGGGGATCACGTATGCCTTCATGAACCCGATCAGCGTCGGCAGGACGTAGGGGTTCATGGGCATCGGGATCCAGCGGAAGTTGTTCGCGAGCTCCAGCAGGTCGCGGACGTCGTCGAACTTCTCCGCCGAGTAGCCGGTCGGGATCCACTCGGCGCCCGTCGCGGCACCGCCCGTCGAGAGCGCACGAGCGCCCTGCTTGTAGCACTCCTGGAGCGCGCCCCAGAGCGGCAGGCCCTTGATGCCGCCTGCGCGGTTGTACGCCTCGCGCCGCTCCGGCTTCTCCTCGCAGAGGAGCGAGATGACGTCGTGAGCCGAGCGCGCCATGTTGTTCAGGCGCCGGAACCGGATCGCCCACTCGAGCGCCTCGCCCGAGAGGTAGAGCTTCAGTTCCTTCCGCGACAGGGCCATCAGGTTGAAGCCCGGCGGCGTCATCTTGCCGCGGAAGTCCTCGTCCTTCTCGACCTTGTGGACGATCGGGAGCGAGCGGAGCTGCCGCTCGATCTTGTCGTCGCCGTGGACGCGGCCCGACTCGTGGAGAACCTTGACCATCTCCTCGAGCTCGTCGACGCGCTTGCGCGTCTTCTTCGCCTCGTCCACCGACTCGTAGCCGGCCTTCAGGTCCGAGGCCACGCGCTCGAGCGCCTCGTCCGTCGCCGTGCCGCCGGCCAGCACCGCCGAGCGGATGTCCTCGATGTGCTCGACCAGTTCCTGCTGATTCTGAGGCTTGCCCGTGTGCTTGAACTCGACCTTCGGCATCTTTCCCACACCTCCGTGTGTGCTGGCCTTCGGGACATCCTGTCCCGTGCCCGCTAGCCCCACGCCCCAGACGGGGCGCACCTGTGCCGGTTTCTCTCCGGCTCTCGACTCCAGGCGCGGGGCATGACCGCACCACGGACTGCTTACCGCTCTATGCTGCTCCCTCGATCCACAACGGCCCCCACGCCTCGCGCGGATCGGGCAGCTGCGGCTGCTTCGCCCTCGCGCGCGCTGCGGAGACCAGCTCCAGCACGTCCGGCATCCCGTCCTTCCGGTTCGCCGGGTTCATGCTCGTGTTCAACTGCCCACCGCGGGCGACGACCGAGAACTCGTTCACCTCGACCACGTCGTCCATCACACCGACCACCGTCTGGCCGTCCGGCAGTTCCTGCCCGGCGTAGCTCCCCGGCGCGTCGTCGAAGTCGGTCCCTGTGACCGAGTTCGTGAACGAGCGCATCCACCAGGAGAGCGATACCTCGCGCCAGATCCCGAGCGCGATCTTCCGCCCCATCTCCTCGCCGCAGTCCGTCCCGCGCTCCCAGTAGAACTTGGCGCGCACGTACCAGCCGTCCGCCTGCTGCACCAGCTCGGCCGCGTAGCAGCGGGCGATCGGCAGGTCATCGGAGGCGTATTCGTTGTGGTTCCGCATCACGTTGGCGCCCGGCAGGAGTTGCACGATCTGCTGGAGGGCCGTGAGCGTGAACCGGGTCGAATAGCTGTCGATCAGGTCGTTACAGACGAGCGCCGAGGCGGTGTAGACGTCGGTCGCGGTCGGAGCGGAGAAGCCGTCCGGCACCTGCTGCGCGATCAGCCCCAGGTCCACGTCCGAGACCTCTAGGTTCGCGCGCTTCTCGAACTTCCCGCCCGTCACGCGCCGGATCAGCTGCTTTTCCACCTTCACGCCCTCCGAGTCCCGCGCAGGAGCGCGGTCTTGCCCCATGGCCAGTCGTTCCCGCAGTAGCTGCAATGCGCGCGGTCCGCGTTGAGGTTCACGACCACGTCCGCCTGGCACGCCATGTTCGGGCAGCGCACCAGCATGGTCCGCTTGCCGTCCTTCGCGAGGCGCGAGCCGCGCTCGAGCGTTCTCATGGCAGGAGCTTCTCCACGCGCTCGCAGACCGACTCGTTCGCCTCTATCATCTTCGCCTGCGAGATATATCTGGACGTGGCGGCGTCGTAGAGCGGGGCCAGCAGGAAGTGCGTGGCCTCGTGGCGAGCGGTCCATTTGATCTCCGCCGCCGTTGGCTTGTTCTGCCACGTCCGGCTCATCCGGATAGCCGCGCCACGGCTCTCCTCACCGGATGCGAAACTCGCTTCGGGATGCCGCTCGCCTTCATGCAGGACATGCAGCCGCCACTCGGTGATGCCCCAGCGCTTGACGCAGCGCTCGACCTCGCGCTTGAAGATCGCGAAATGGGCGGCCGTCGTCCGGTAGGTCTTCGCTCGGCTCACAGCACCCCCGCCAGCCGGTTCGTCGGCTTCGCGTGCCCGTTCTTGCTCGGGAAGTAGACCTCGAGCCCGCGGCGGCGCATGGCGCGCTCGGAGACGACGGGGATGGCCACGCAGCGGCAGTTGATGACGTTCTCCGGCGAGCCGTTAGGGTCGCCGGGGTATTCGAGCGTCTCGCCGTCCACGTCGAAGCCATCGTTGATGCCGGCGACCTCGCCGTCCGCATCGGCGTGCGCCGGGCGCACGGCCTCGTCCCTCGCCGAGAGCCATTCCAGCTCCTCGACGTCGCCCGACTGCCGCCATGCCTCAACGCCGGCGAAGTTGTAGGCCGAGAGCGTCTCGGTGCGCGCAATCGTCAGCGCGCGGCCCTGCTCGGCCTCGTCCAGCTTCTCGGCCACGCGCGCGGTCAGTTGCGAGAGCGACTCGTTCAAGGTCACGCCCTCGGCGAGCGTCGCCCGCACTTCCTGCATCAGCGTGTCCATGGAGCCGGTCAGCCCATAGTTCTCGCGGATCTTGATGAATCGGGCGACCGTCTGCGTCTTCAAGTTGACCTCGAGCTCCAACGCGATCTCGCGCGCAGCCTCGGCGCCGCGTTCGGCGATCAGGCTCTCGTAGATGGCGTGGATGTTCGCCTCGTCGTCCGGCTCGGGGGCGAACAGTTCCTCGAGGTCGATCGTCCGCTTGCCCTTCAACGCCCGGAGCGCCCCGGCCTCGAGCCGCGAGAGGAGCTTCTTCTTCCGGTCGCGGATCAGCCCCACGAACGCCGCGGCGAACTTCCGCTCGTAGCGCTTCATCAGCTTGTCCTGCTTCCGCCAGCGCATGGTCCGCTCGGGTGTGTCGATCAGGCGCTTGGCCTTCGAGCCCGGCTCCGGTGCCGGCTTCGTATCGGCCGGCTTCGTCTTCGCCCCATCGCCGGTCACCTCGCCGGTCTGGTCCTGCTGCCCGAACGGCGCTGCGGTCTTCTGCTCGGCCAACTCATCCGCGCTCGGGTCTTCGATCCGCGGC